CGACGATGCTATCGAAGAGGTAGCCCGGTCTGTTATCCACGAATTCAAACGGTTCAACCGCAAGCGAGCGATGGTCTTCCTGCCCAGCGTCGAGGCTTCCAGACGTTTTAGTTCCGAACTCCGTAAGCAGGGTATGGAGTCATCTCACCTTGATGGCACTTCCGGCAAACTACGCACGATGTCCGTGCAGGATTTTAAAGCCGGCCTTACCCAGTTTATGTGCAATGTTTCCCTCTTCACGGAGGGCTTTGATTGCCCGGAGGTTGATTGCGTCGTCCTATTACGCGAGACCAAGTCCAGAGCCTTGTGGTCGCAGATGATTGGTCGTGGGCTACGATCCTCTCCCGGCAAGAAGGATTGCCTCATCCTTGACCCCCTTTGGGTATCGGGCATCCATTGTCTCCAACCAGGCGACGCTTTTACCGCTCACCCGGAATCCCGGTGCAAGCCTTGCCTTGGCACATCAGACCCCCTAGGGGAGGCTGAAATGACCGACCAAGATGCCGAGCAGAAGCTCCTTGAGAAGATCAAGCGCATCGAGAAGCAGCAAGCCAAGGAGGAGGCGAAGAACCGTGGTCTGCTAGACCTGTCCGTAGTCACCCCGCTTTTCGGATTCACCCCTCCCCCTGCCGAGGCCGGCGAGCCGATGACCGACTGGCAGAAGAACACCTTGGAGCGTTTCCAGATTTACGCCCCTGCTGATCTTCCCAAGGCTCACGCTGAGTACATCCTACAGAAGATGTACGAGCGCCAGCGCCTCGGTCTAGCGACCGCCAAGCAAGTCCGCAAGCTCCGGCAGTTCGGCCACAAGCGCGCCAACACCTACACCGTCGAGCAAGCCAGCAAGGCTATCGGCTCGGACTGGCGCATCTCCGGCAGCACCAGAGCCAGAAAGATTTTCCGATGAACCAAGACGAAGATTTGCTGGACATCATCACACGCCAGCGCCTAACTATCTATCACCAAGAGCGACGCATCGAAGGTTTAGAAAAATCCCTTTCCCAAGCCACCCATATGAACCCGAACGATATCATCAACCAGGCATTCATCCAGTTGCAGACGAGCAACGCGCTGACCGCCTCCAAACTCCGCATCGAGCAGTTGGAGAAGCAGAACTCGCTTCTCACGGCTCGCGGTGGCGTCCTGTGCCAGATTGTTATGGATCTGTCCAACTACGCCCCGGCTAACGCCACCACCGAAGCCGTGGTCAGGGAGGCTCTGAAGAAGTGGTACGAGACCAATGCCTGATATGGATATCACGATCAAGTACGAGCATTTCAACAGCCTCAACAAGAATGTCCTGCGCCTCGGCAACGAGGTTCGGGAACTGACCGAGAAGCTCAAGAAGGCTGAACGCCGTGCCGAGTCGCTGCGCGAGGCCGGCGATGAGGTCTGGTATTGCTACCGCCACCGTGAGCCTTTGGCTGACGCCATCGCCGATTGGGTTGAGGCGCGTGATGGTCTGAAAGGAGACCAGCCGTGAGCGACCTTGGAGAGGATGATTTGTACGGACAAATCTGGGAGAAGATTGCCCTGCTGGAAGCTGAAAACAATCGGCTCAAGGCCGAACTGAAGTTTTCCGAGCATCGGATGATCTCCCTAGCCGAGGCGCTGGCTGACACCAGGCTAGGCTTCCAGAAGGAGATTGAAGTCCTCAAGAAAGGTCATACCAATCCGAAGCGTGACAAAGGCACGAAAAAAGCGGATAACAAAGGAAAACCTTCCCGACCTGGAGTGGATGGCAAAATCGTTAGGCATAAGCCTAGCAAAGGCGGAGGAACTTATTAATGTCCCAACCTTTACCTGCCCCGAACCCAAGCCGGGAAAGCGCCGTATCCACGCGAAAGACCAGCGGACTGCCGGCCTTGGGGAGGGCGATAATGGCAGCCAAGAAGGGCAATCACTCCTTCGTGATGATGAGCCTTGAGGCCGCCTTGGCTGTTCACGCTATTACCAAGGTTATCCACAAGAACGCATACCAGCGGGACTACCAAAAACGATACAGGGCATTCAAGAAGACTAGACTCAAGGCTAGGGTATGAAACAGGTTTCCCAAGGCTCTGGTCTACGGCGGTTTATGGTCGTAGGCTGTTCTCACGGGATCTACGCCGACCCAAAGGCGGTCGAGGCGGTCTTGGACTTTAAGAAGTGGTTCAAGCCCCACACGGTCGGGCATCTAGGCGACTTCACCGATATGTCCGCCCATATGGGTGGATCATCCGGGGAGGGTGACGCCATCAAGCCAGACCTGGACGGTGGCTTGGACTTCCTGAAGGAGTTGGGCGTAAACTTTGTGATGGAAGGTAACCACGAAGTGCGCCTCCGTCGTGATCTACGCTCCAGCAACCAACTTCGCGTTCGGGCAGCCGAGACCTCCCTTGAGGCGATTGAGGCTACCTGCCTTAAGCTCCACGCCCTATATGTCCCATATACCGGGGTATGGCAGGTGTACAAGATTGCCAACTACACATTTACGCACGGAACCATTTATAACGAGAATTCCGCAAGAGATATGGCCGAGATGTACGGTAACGTAATCTTCGCCCATACCCACAAGCCGATGCAGCAGATAGGCCGGCGCATCGATTCCCCGGTAGGTATGTCCGTCGGTACGCTGACCCGCCGGGGGGCTATGGATTATGCCAACACCAGGCGTTCTACGCTTGGCTGGGGGCAAGGATTCGTCTACGGTGAATATAACGACAACGCCCTATACCCATCTCTGCACATCCACGACAACGGCGAACAATGGCATCTCCCAAAAAATCTGAAGCACAGAAGCTCCTAGACAAGATTCACGAACAGTATCTTTCTGAGAAGCAGGAGATTCCTGAGGGATTTTATACAATAGCACAATGGAAGAAGATTTGGGGCGTTGCTCGATCTTCCGTTGAGCGCTACATAGATTTTGCCTTGAAGAATAAATTGATGGAAATGCGTCGTTTTAAGATTGTCACGAAAGGCAGATATTGCACGGTGGCTCACTACAAAGCCACCAGATGAATCCTATTTGTTTTAAAATCCGTGGGGGCGTAGAGCGTGAAGACGGCTCGCGAGGCTCAACCAACATCGGCAAGATGGCCGGTAAGGGATACCTTGGCAGCGAGAATAAATCCTTCACCGTACTAGCCACGCAAGATCAATACCTTTTTGCTGGACAAGGAAATAACAAGTCCACATACAACTCAACGACGCCACCAATGACCACGAAGAAAATGAAGTACCTATCGCTATTCAGCGGTATCGAAGCAGCCAGCGCCGCCTGGCATCCCCTCGGCTGGGAGCCTGTTGGTTTCGCCGAGATTGAACCTTTTCCTTCAGCCGTGCTGAAGCACCGTTTTCCCAACACACCCAACTATGGCGACATCACAAAATGGAAAGAATGGAATCTCACCCCCGGATCAGTTGACATTGTTTGCGCAGGAAGCCCCTGCCAGGCCTTCAGCGTCGCAGGTCTGCGGAAAGGATTGGACGATCCTCGTGGCAACTTGGCACTCGTCACCCTCGGACTTGTTGAACACCTTCAACCCAAATGGTTCCTTTGGGAAAATGTCCCCGGAGTGCTTACAAGTAACGGAGGAAGAGATTTTGCTGCCCTCATCACGGCATTGGGGAACATCGGGTATGGGTGGGCATACCGAGTCCTGGACGCTCAACACTTCGGAGTACCTCAACGGAGGCGACGAGTGTGGCTCGTCGCTACGCGAGGTGCTGCAAACTGGCCCCTTGCCGCAGCAGTACTATTTGACTCCGAAAGCTTGCGCTGGAATCCTCAAAAGGGCATCAAGGCGAGGAAAAGAGTTGCCGGATCTCCTGCGTCGAGCGCTGGAGGAGTCGGCAGCGAAGTTACCGCCTACGGAAGCAAGTCTCAGCCCGGAGTAGCCAACACCCTTGAGACCACCTGCCACGACTACAGCCGTGCGGATGGTTTTAATATGGTCACCGAGCCTGTCGCCTTCCGCAAGTCAACCCGCGCCCAGTCTTCGGAACACCCGGAGACTTGGGTGGATGACGGCAAGGCTAACACGCTGAATGTCCACGACCAAGGGGATGTTCACACGACACACGCCGTGGTTGAACCTGTGAACCCACAAGGCGTTGATCTTTACAATCAGACCATCACAGGCGACATTCACGTCCCGCTTCGGACGGCCGGCGGTCACGGCGCACCAGCAGCCCTTGTCCAACCCCAGGCATTCACGGTAAGGGAGGACAGTAAGAATGATACCTTTCACGCCAAACCTGTGGATGTCGCTTTGTGCGTCAACGCCCTGCAGCCTAGCCCGCAGTCCCAACACGCACAGAATTTTGTCGTACATTGTGCTGAAACGGCTCCGACGGTTACCCAGTCTGGCCCTCCGTTCTCCCGAACCGGGAACTCTCGCGTCGAGTCCGAGGCTATGGTAGTAACCGGGGAAGACCCTGTCACCTTTCAGCCTGGTAACCTTCGTCGCCACGCTGGCGCTGAACCCAACACGGAGGCTACCACCACCCTCAAGGCTTCGTCCGGCGATCAGATGCCACACGTAGCCTATTCTTTCCGACCGAACGGCATTAGGATTGGCGATGGCATCAAGCTGGGAGAGGTTGCCGGAACCGTTATGGCTAACAGCAAGTCCGGCGATGCCGAGACCCATATACTGGCTCTTGATACTTATAATCAAAGCGTATCGATTACAAATCAAGCTCTTTCATCTTCGGCTTCAGATGTTAATCATTACGGAGCTGTATTTAATTCAACTATGATGGCGGTGCGTAGGCTCACACCTACCGAGTGTTTACGTTTGCAGGGCTTCCCTGACGGCTGGACGCAGATTCCTTGGAAGGGTAAGCCGGCCTCCGACTGCCCCGATGGCCCACAGTACAAGGCTATCGGAAACTCCTGGGCCGTGCCGTGCGCTCGGTGGATTGGTGAACGCATTGCAGAGGTCGAGCAAATCACCAATGGCGAAGCGTAAGGTACAACTAGAGCCAAAAGAGATATTCAAGACGGCCATCGTCGGAAAGACTGACGATGGTCATCTGCTTTATTCTTATTACAGACTTATCTACTGCGTGATTGAGATCAATGATTTTAGTCCATTTGATGCAAAGCAATGGGTTGACTATAATATTATGCCGATGTGTGAAGAGAGATGGTTCGGCGTAACATTCAATAAAAGATACGCTCGTAAAGGCTTGAACTTCTTCGAGGAGTAATCAGATAAGCAAACCACAACAATGACCGCCTCTGACAGAATCAAAGGTGCGAGGAACTATCTCGCCAAACTTCCACCAGCGGTATCCGGGCAAGGCGGACACCCAGCGACCTATCGGGCAGCCAGCATTCTGGCGCACGGATTTGAACTGGGATGGGACGACGCCTGGGCATTGCTTCAGGAATGGAATATGTCCCATTGCTCACCTCCTTGGGGCGAGAAGGATCTTCGTCACAAGCTGAACGATGCCTACGTCAAGCCCCACGAACGCCCGAAGGGTTGGCTGTCCGGGCGTGAGCGAGCGGTAGGCTCTAATGGAAGGATGATGTTCGACCCGAAGAGAATTGCCGAGGTTGCATTTGGCTCCGTGTCGATGACGACCGCCGACCTTCTGCTGGCTGCCTTCAAGGACGACGAGGTGGTCTGCATCACGAACGAGGCCGGTCAGAATGAAGACGGCAAGTACTTCCCGGCGTCAAAGGGTAACTTTCTCACGCGCGCCGAGTGGATCAAGCGGTTCTTCGGCCCTGACGCCAAGGGTAAGTCCTATTACGAAAGCGAAGATCAGGGAGCCTGGCTCCGCATCAATCCGTTCAAGCCGGACGACTTCACCGGGACGGACACATCGGTGTCTTCATATCGCCACGTCTTGGTCGAGTTTGACAAGAAGAACAGGGAGGAGCAGATTGCTATCTTCCACCAGTCCAATCTTCCCATCACGGCGCTCATCGACTCCGGCGGTAAGTCCGTCCACGCTTGGGTGCGGGTAGATGCCGACACCAAGGAGCAATGGGAGGAACGCCGTAATACGGTGTATGACTTCCTTGGAGATCACGAACCAGACCCCCAGAATAAAAACCCCTCCCGCTGGTCTCGACTGGGCGGGGTGATGCGTGGAGAGAAAGAGCAGAAGGTTCTTGCGCTCAAGGTCGGTGCGGAGGACTGGGACGCTTGGGTAATCTGGCGTGACGGTCACGACCTGCCCGACGAGCTGCGAACGGACTTCCTAGAGACCTACGACACCCAGCACGACCCGAACCACGTCATCGGTCACGGACGCTGGCTGTGCCGTGGGGGTAGCCTTCTTATCACCGGCCAGTCTGGTATCGGTAAGTCTTCCTTCACGATGCAGACCGCCTGTTCTTGGGCGCTAGGTCGTGAACTGTTCGGCATCCCGGTGAAGCGCGCCCTCAAGGTCGGCGTCATCCAGGCTGAGTGCGATGTCGGCGACCTTGCCGAGTCCTATCAAGGGGTGACCTCTGCTATGAACCTGTCTAGGGAGGACAAGGCGCTGCTCCGCGAGAACCTCCGCTTCTTCACCGAGACCACCAAGACCGGGAAGGACTTCGCCGACCTCGTCCGCAAGATTGTGGTTCGGATGCAACTTGATGTCATCTTCTGCGATCCGCTGCTCTCCTATGTCGGCGGTGACCTATCCAAGCAGGAGGTGGCTTCCCACTTCCTCCGCAACCTTATCCAGCCCATCCTCAAGGACACCGGGTGCATCATCGTCTTCACCCACCACGAAGGTAAGCCGAAGCCAAAGGAGGTCACGGAGGGGCAGACTATCAGCGATATGGCATATTCCGGGCTTGGGAGTTCCGAACTCGTAAACTGGGCCAGAGCGATCATCAACGTCCGCCGGGAGTCCAAGGACTATCCCATCTTCTCGTTCAACCTTACCAAGCGTGGCAAGTTGGCGGGGATGCGGATGCCGGACGGCAAGCCTACCCTGTCCATCAAGTTGCGCCACGCCGAGGGCAAGGTGCTGTGGGAGGTCGCACCCCTGTCCTCCAAGTTTGAACTTCTCAAGGTCGGGGAGCAGTACGCTCACTTCGCCTCCAAGCCGTCCACCAGCCGGGGGGCGCTGATCAAGGAGCTGGAGACCGACTATGGTCTGAACCAAGACCAGGCACAGGCGGTCATCAAGGCTATGGTCACCAATGGCATCCTTACGCCTAAAAAGGTGGGAGCGACCCTGTTTTACTCTGGAACGACCCCCTCAGAATGACAAAAACCGACCGCCAAGGCGTTTTGGTAGACTGGTTGGTATCTACCTATTCCCCTTTTGCCCCCAAAGTCGCCAAGCCAGCGCTGACCCCATCATCAGCGAAGCCACGACGAGGGCAACGGCGATGTCGCGCGAAGTCTGAAGGGCAAGCGTCGCCTCCGAGAGCTGACGCTCGGTCTTGAGGTCGTCCGACTTGATACCGCTATCGGTGATTAGCATAACCATCGCCTCTGTCGATGCGAAGGCGTTGAGAACCCCATTGACCACCCAAGCGGTGTAAAGGGCGCAGACCGAAGCCAGAACTAGGATAGCCCCAACGGCGAACAGAAGATTGTTATTTCCGTTTGGATTTGGTTTTTCGTTTACCATTAGTCTTTGTGACCGAGGCGATTTCCTTTTCTCCTCTGGCTTTGATGTAACGCAGTAAGTAGTCCAAGACTTCCGGGGCCGCGTAGCCGGAAGCACCGACGGCAGCAAAGCGGAGCGGGACAGATTGGATATGTTCGGTGACAGCCCAGCCGACAAAGGCAGCGGTGATTGCTGCCGCAAAGATACGACGGATCACCCAGCCCGGACTGACTGGCTCGGTTGAGAGGAGAAGCCTGGCGACCATAGCTCCAGAGCCAAGCGCCGAAGCGATGACTCCGTCTTTGACCACCTGCTGGTAGTCGTCTGGATTACTCGCCGGAGGAGGGGGGGACATCTCGGTTGACCGAATCCCGCACCTTATCAAACAGCCAGTAGATTCCTAGCCCGGAGACGGCAACTAGGGTAGATCCAGCGATGTATTCAAAGTACGGGGAATCGATGATAAATGGTACGGAGCCACAAAATGCCCCGGCGAGCAGGATAGGGATTCCGATGCGGAGCGAGGCAAACGCACAGGCAAGACCGCCGACGACGGCGAGACCGGCCCCGGTGAGAGTCCAGATGTTATTGGAGGCTTCTTGCTTCACGCGAGCGACCTCGGCTGTTAGTTCCTTAATCTTGAAGTCCTTGAGTTCGGAAACCCGCTTGGCTTCGGCTTGGTCTTTCTCCATCTTAGCCCAGTCGGTGTTGATCTTCGCCAGGAGCTTCTTGCCGTACTCCTCGGCGTCCTTGTAGTCCTTTTGGTCAGCCTTGCTGGCGCGCTGGCGCGCAAAGGCTAGGTCACCGTCGGTCGGGGCCGGCAGGTAGGATGATGCGACGCCCAGCTCTGCGCGGACGACGGCTGGCTTGTCGGAGTTCTCCTTGGCTACCGCTACGGCAGCAGATACCCGGTTGTCTGCCTTGTCTTGCACCTTGCCGACCTCCTGGACTATGGGCGTGACCGGGGCGTCGGGTTGCTTAGGTAGGTCACCCTTGGTGGCGCACCCAACCAGCAGGACGACTGGGAGAGTGCGCCACATTGGATTACTCCTTGGACTTGAGAGCGTTCAGCAGTTCCTTGCCCTTGGCGAGCTTGGAGCTGTTGGCGTTCTTGACGCCAGCGTAGAAACCGCCAGCGAAGCCGATGATGAGGGAGATGATAGCGATGATCATAGGATTAAGCGGGACGGAGGCCGAGGCGGTAGTTCACGCCGTTGATGGTGACCAGAAGGTCTAGGGTGTCCGGGCCTCCAGTATGGGAGGCCGTTCCAGTAGGATTAAAGGACAGGCCATTGAACGAGATGCCGTTGCCATCCACCCTAATGGCCGCAGTAGCGTCCGGGGCAGTACCTACGCCAACCTTGCCGAACTGATCTACGACGAAGCGGGTGGCATCGGGGGTGGTGCTGTCCTCAACCTCGATGGCATTACCAGAGCCACGCTGGGTGACACGGAGGGCCGCAGTTGTGCTACTGCTTGTGTCGATCACCATCTGCCCGGTAAAGGTGTTGAACTGATTTAGGACGGCTAAGTTGTAATTAATCCCGCTAGTCCGATAGGTCAGTTTAGGCGAGGCCGCATTTGAAATCCACAGGTCTCCGTTAGTTGCCGAAGCCGGAGCAGAGTCGCATTGACCTCCAAGGTTAATGCTTGGAGAACTTGAACTAATCGTGGCAAAATTGACCTTACCAGTAAAGGCCGCACCAGAGAGGTTGGCTTTGGTGTCAAGTACGGCATAAGGAGCATACACCTCGACAGGGCCATCTCCTTGGTTGTTATCAACGAAGAACTTTCCTTCCTTGATGATAGTGCTTCGTCCCTGGATGGGGGCCGCAGGGCCGTATTCCCAAAGGTATAATTGAGGATTAGCACCACCAGTATTATTGGTAGAAAGACGAGCGAGTCCAGTAGCGTCACCACCAACGCCAACCTCAGTTGCAGTCATATACGCATTTGCGTTCTGGTAATTGAGGAATCCAACACGGAGTATGCTACTGGTTAGGCTACTAGTGTATGCATTAACACCGCTTGTTACTACGCTAAGGCCGCCCGAACCCGGAGTGTTTGTGATCGTGGCAGTCCCGGTCAAAGCGGGAGAAGCATTCGTGGCGTAAGGCGTAAGCGCAGAAGCCGTAATAAACCCCTGCGGATTGGACGAAGGATAGTAAGACTGAAGATCAGTAGTAGTGGCCGCATAACGCACACCAGAACCAGATTGCTGAGTGTAGTAGTAGCCAAGACGGCCATCTGCCGTGTTGAACCACATATCGCCATTACTGAGAGTGCCTCCTGGCTGAAGGAACACAGCGCCGATATTGATCGGAGCTTTTCCATCAAGACCTAGGAACTTTACGCTGTTGTTGAAAGCAATGTTATAGCCACTAAACTCAAAATCGGACGAAGAACTAGAAAGATAGTTCTGGTCAGTAACCCATTGCTGTGTAGCAAATCCAGCAACGTCAGCCTGTGTGATGAATCCAGCCGGGTTGCTCTTGTCGTACTTGAGGTTGTCAAGCGAGGTGAGAGCGTAGTCGAGGTCGCTTTGGTTTTCGATGTCCCCGGTAATCTGTCCCCAGACGGCAGAGGTGACAGTCGGGATGTCGCTGATCGTGGCAAAGGGGTTTGCTGCCGAAGGGGAGTCAGCTCCGTTGATAGCGCCGGCCACATCCGAGCCGAGGGTTTCGACTCCAAGGTTCTGCCAGATGACATCCTGCGTGGAAGCGTCCGGGTTCTGGTCGATGTCTCGACGTACGAATCGTGCGTTGGCAACCTGTTCGGATAGGGCTACTCCCAATGGAAGAGGCTGAAGTACGCCATCCGAAACGACGTCTGCAAAGACATTGCAAGGCGTCTGGATGAGGGTGTAGCGCTTGTCGTCTACGCTCATTGAGACCTCAAGAGTCGTAGACTTGCGTTCAGCTCCGGCAAGGAACTGGTGGCACTCGGCGGTGGCAAAGTTGATAGATCCGGAGTAGCCGTTGTAGCCTACAAGGCTGCCGGAAGCCGTAAGGACGCTGTCCTCGACGATGGCGATGTCCCATTGGTACTGCCCGGTAGCAAACGCTTGAGCCGGGGATAGCGCGGAAGTAATAGAGGCCGGCGAAGCATTGTAAGCCAGCGTGGCGGTCTTCGTGCCGTAGGCGATGGTAATCGTACCAGCCTTCGGCTGTGGTGAAATGGTCACCCGGTAAATCTTGTTAGTTCCGTTCCAAGCCTGGACTTCGCTGACGGTAACCGTAGGCGAAGGAAGTGGAGTCCAATCTACGCCTAGAGCAATCGGATTCTGGCGCAGTTCAACAAAAACAATCTGGCGATGTTCGGGATTGCCGGCCTGTACGAGGCTGATGGACTGGTAGGAGGAAGGGGTAAGGGTGTCTGAGCCGATGCCGATGGTGGGCTTGAGGCCATAGGTGTTCCAGGTGATGGTGTAACCATCCCCGGTCTTGTAGACGCCTACACCCCCAGCATTGGAGACGGATGGAAGGGCGTTGAGAGCCGATGCCACTTGCGCCGTCGTAGCGTTATAGGGCATAGGCGCTGTCTCGACTTCATCGACGGACAACTCCCAAGAACCGCCAGTAGGGTAGGTATTGGTATCGCCTACGGCTACGCTGATCTCCGCGCCAGCCGGGAAGGGCAGTTCGACCGGGGAGGTTCCGACGCCGGAAGAAGCCACGATGTGGAGTTCAAGCTGGGCGACATTGCCTTGGTAGAAGGCGGGAGCTGCGGCTTGGATGAATGCATTCTGGTTCGCAAGCAGACGGTTGGCGTCAGTCGCCATCCAAAAGCGGTAGGTGTTGATAGCCATAGTCCTATACCTAGCCCCCTGTCAAAAGGGGGTCAATTCTCAAGACGAGGCAATCGTAAAGTCCCAGAACTGACCAAACTCGTTAGGCCCAGCAGTTGTGACAAAGTCCCCGGTTGGCTGAAAGGGAGTGGTATCCGTATTGTTATTGATACTCTTATCCGTGACTACTGTATCCACGAACCTAAAAGTTCCTGCATACTCATCATACCATCGTGTTCGTACTGTCAACTTGCCAACAAGCTCTTTCAAGTGGTTCAAGTCTGCGGCCAGCCTGTTCCAAGCAACATAGCCACCTGGAGGTAACATATTGCCCTCTTCATCATATTGGATAGATTGGGGGTCGTAGATTACACCGCTGATATAGACATCTCGGCTTTGCCCAGGCTGATATGGCTCTGGGTACTTGTTTACGAAAACAAAAGAAGTAACGGACACTCCAGTCCAGGGGGACTTAAAGTTCCTGATCATATATGGTTCAGCCTCTTTTACAGGGTAAGAGTAATCCATCCTCCAAGGGCCGATGATATCTGTATAAGTGTACACACCGCCAAACCAGATGTTGGGAAGCCAAGCCCTTTGACTTGCCCAAGTAGGACTAGGCCAGTCTTCCTGCATCTTGAGTTTAGCGCCCATCAGACCCCTGCGATGTAGTAGGTAGCGTCGGCGCTGTCGGAGACCTTGATTCGATCACCCCAAAGCGAGTTCTTGATAATCTGGTTGATCGTAGTCCCGGTGATGTGTGCGATGAGGACATAGCAGTACTCATTGGACTGCTCTGGCACGGAAGATCCGTATTCGATAGTCACATCCGCAGGGTCTGGGAAGAGATTGATGCCAGCGTTGAAAGTGTTCCCAGCCTTAACATAGATGTATGTATCCGTATCAGCCGGGAGACTGATGACATCATCGATGTTGCTAGGAATGACATTGTTGAGCATACCTTCGTCCACAGCGTACTCGATGACGCCTTCGCCATTGCCCAATACATAGACGCGATAAGGGAAAGTATCTCCGTCTTGGTTGGAGCAACCGCTGGCAACTCCGTAAGTCCATTGACGAGTGGTCACATTTCTTGGCGATCCGTTATCAACAATAGGGATGATTGCGCTGGTAAAGTCATTGTCACCAGAGAGGCCGGTGCAGGCCATTAGGTCGTCCTTATTGATGACCTTGTTGAACGCTGGTTCATTATTCGATTGAACAACATACGGATCTTCAGCCTGTGTTACATCTGCCTTGTTCATAATCTGTGTACCATCAAACCGTGGAGTGGTGTCAAGAACGAGGTTGCCAACGTGGTACTGGTCGATGACATACTCGTAAGGCCAAGACTCTAGGCCGCTGTTGTTGGCAACAAGAATAGGACAATCGGTTGCCTCCAGGTCGTTGATGAAGGTCACATAGAAGTTGTGATCGCTTGTGCGAGTGACTTGAATATTGCCTACGAGAGCTGGGATAGCCTGGAGCGAGTTGAAAAGGTCAGTAGCATTGTTTACGCCAGACCAAGGAGCCGGGTAGAAAGGAAGAGATGGTAATCCGTCGTAGATGAACACCACGAATCCATCCTTCGGCAGCACAGGGAAGTAGATGTTCTGAATCTGATTGCGGAATTCCGTAGCGGTCTGCGAGATGAAGATTTGGGCGACAGACTGGTCGGCTTGACGCGACTCGATTCTTGCAATCATCTTGGCGTCATATCCAAGCTTCATTGGGTTGAAGTAGGTCGTGTGGCAATAGCCCCAATCCCAGTCATCCCCGGTGTCTTCGCTGGTATATCCAGACATCTTCTGGATATTCATCGTATTCGTGTACAGACCGGGGCCGGTCTCGACGAACAACTTGTCTACGTCAGCGCCGTAGGCATCGATAAGGGAAAGGAAAGGACGACCGGGCTTAACAGGGTCTGGTAGCGTAAAGTTTGGGCCTTCTAGGGCGTCCCAGTACGAAGCGACAATATACCATTGTCCTTCCCCGGTGATCTTATAACCACCGCCTAGCGCCATCCAGCCGTCGGCGGAATTGCCCTGCTTCTTCCAGCCAGTAGGGCATACCTGGAGTTGATCATACTCCATCTGGAATCTGTTGATTCGTGAGCCAGTACCGACATACGGCATATTGCTCCGAGTGTAGGAAACAGTTCCGTTGCCAATCTTGAGGAGCATATCTCCACCAGAGTCCACTTCGATACGGCACTCGAAAGGGATCGGGCGAGGCTTCTGGATTGCCGTGGATGGCAACTGGGCAGGAAGGAACGGCTTGTTGGCTGGGCTATCAGATGTACCGCCACCGGGGAAGACCATAGACCCGATGAAGTTCTGGGTGACGATCCATTGAGGCGGAGTATCTTCTTCCGAACCTTCTGGGACTTCATACTTGGCGCTGCCGACCTTGATGGCTTGCCAAACGGCGAGGGGGAATGGAGGCGTTCCGGGAAATGTTACTGGGCAGGTAAGTTCGTATCCTGTGTTAGGAACTGCGATGATGATAGGATCGTGGTCAATCGGTAGCATCGTGGACTTGAAGACGTAGATGGCTACGTCAATGCCTTCGATGTTAGGAACACGGATACCTCCGTCACCGATGAACGTAGAGTTCTCGTCGTCGATGATTGGGAACGTCGGGAGTGCGAACCAGTTTTTAATGGTCGTCTGCGTAACGCACTTATCAGTAGGAATCGGAACAGGAATAGGAATTTCGTCCTGCGGTAGTACAGGGATCCATACGACCTCACCCTTAACAACACGGATGATGGAAAGACCCAGCTCTTCGCCGGCCACTTGGTACGGCTCGACCACAATCTCAAACTGTTGGAGAAGGGGCGCTTTACCTTCCTGCGTCTGCTGTGGGATATACATCCCAACTCCACCGTTCGTTGCGGTAAAGATTACGCCGTCAGACGGCCCAATCTGCGCCTTGTCGGCGGAAGTAGCCAGCTTGTTGAATGTCTTGGCATACAGGTGGTCACCCGGCGACATACCGCCGGAGTGATTGTTAGAAAAGCCTTCTAGTCCCATTAGTCGTTAGGGCTGGTTTCGTCGGTCGGGTAGATATCTGGATCCCAACCAATGATGCCAGACATCATAAGGTCAGCCTGGACTTTATAGAGGCCACCGTAGACTTCGACAGAGGCGTTCGTGCAAAGGTAGTTTCTGTTGCGCTGTATGCCGTCGGGAAGGGTGAGTGGCAGGTCGGAATCAAACTCGTCCAGGAGGGTGTTGTAGGGAGGGGGCAGCACGATTGCTCCGATGTTGCCGTAGTTAGCCCAACCGACGCGACGAATAGTCAAAGATGCCGTTTCAGAACTATTAGTGTAGGCAAGGCAACGCAGGGTGATGCCAGGCTTGAAGTAGGATCTAACACCGGCCTTTAGGTTCACAGGATCTTCTGGCTTTGTGGACGGAAGGAAGCCTACGAACTGGTACTGGGTCTGCTGTCCAGAAGCCGTAGTAACTACGGCGAAGTGAGCCTTATGAGGATTAATGGCAGCATCACTCTCGTTGTCGAAAATGTACTTCGCAGGGCCGGCTAGGACTTTCCCAATCTTGGCGCATTGAACTTTGCTGAAATTAGGGTGAGTCTCAATGGCTTCCTGCCCGGTGGCGCTTGAGACCTGCACCTGCGTGATCGTAGAATCCGAGGCTCCGTCAATACCACAGTAATCGGCAATGACCGTGCAAACGCCGTTGTTGGTCGTTGCGACGGCCTTATGAAGGGTCATATTCTCCATATTCTCGATGGGGGGAGAACTACCGCGAGGGAAGTCGGTCGCTACGTCATAAGACTTGTCGGAGTCGGCGACGAACTTGAGCTGCATCGTGACAAGGCCAAAGCCGTCGTGGGAGACCGTCCAGGTCTTGTCCATCACCCATTCAGCCTGGAGCTTCTGACCGAATTCTTTGAACGTGATGCCGTTAGGCTGGTAGATAGGGATGGTCATTTTATTTTGCTACTGGGCCGTTGGTATCCACAGGGGCGGGGGTATTGTCAGTTCCTCCAGCGCCGTTTGCAAGCCTTTCGACGGCTTCGGCGGTACGCCGGGTGTTATCCGAGGTCTGCTGGGCGAAGTCAACGCGAGAGATAGCGGATAGGACGTCACCGCCACCGACCTGTTGCATCGTGGAGGCAGCCTGGAAGATCCCGGACTGGAGGTTGGGCTTGTTCTTGAGTTCCTCTTCGCGAACCTTGAGGAGTTCTTCATACACAGCCCTAGGCTTTTCTCCCATCTTTTCCTTGTCCTTGCCGTAGACTTGCTCGTACTTAGAGATGACATCGCTGGTAGTTTCACCTACGCCCCTAGTTCCGTAAGCCTCCAATTTAGTACTCTTAAAACCACCAATGGCGTTGAGAAGGAACCTGGAAATACTTTCGTCCTTTTTACCAAGAAGTGCATCAGCCCTTTGCTTTGCGGTAAGTCCAGAATGACCACCGTGAGGGTTGGCCATATCTTGAATAGAGGCTATGTCATTTTTGCCAAAACCCACCACAGACTCTACAAAGTTAGACCAGAAGGTCTTTCCGGTATTAGTAGCCATACGGCCGGCAGCCGATACGCCGGAGACGGTCGTTGTCTTTAGAACAGGGGCATTGTTAGCAATCTTCTCGATTTCAGCGCGACCCTGCCGGAGCATTGGGATCATCTGCTTAAAGGAGTCGCCGTAAAGTTCGTTACCGAGTCGAGCCATATCGGCTGTCTCAGCGTGTTTCTGGTAAGCATCGGCCATCTTTAGGATGACGTCCAGGGAGGAGATGCTATGGTCTCGGACGCCTTCGATGCTGATCCCAAGGCGTCGCATTGCGACGATGCCATTGCCACCCTCAAGAGCCATCTTACCCATCGCCTTGTTGCCATTTGCGATGGCGCTGACGAAGGTGTCAAACTCGACGCCGGACATCTTGGCAGCGTATCCGTACTTCTGTACTTGCTCGACGGAAAGGTCGGTGATGCGAGCTGCTGCTTGGATTTTCTGGGCATACTCGATTCCCTCTTTGGTTCCTCTTACGCCGATGTTGATGACCTGTTGAAGCAGATTAATTCCGCTCAACATATTCTCGGCTTCGTTACCTAGGTCTTTCTTAAACTGATCTCCCCAGCCTTTAGACCAAGGGTAGATGTTTCCGCCCCCACCCCCACCACCCCCACCGCCCCCACCGCCGGAGCCTCCACCGCCAAATCCACCGCCGGAGCCTCCAGAACCCCCACCGCCCCCCCCGCCGGAAGGGCGAGGAGCGGTAGCGGTAGCAGTACCCCCAGAACCACCAGCGCCACCCCCGCCGACAGGGATCTGCGCCGGAACGGTAGCACCTTGTAGGCCGGTGGTATCGGCGACGAATTTAACTTTTACTTCGTCGCTCATTTTTTCTTGGGGATATTCATTTTGTTTAGCATCTCCATCGCGGCCTTGTCACGGTCATCGACGACATTGATGTCGGCTCCGGCAGCGATAGTGTTTGCGACGTAAAACCATACGGCTTCGGATTCCGGCATCGTCCAGGCTTTCTCATATTCGATGCCATTACGGATAAGGTTAGACACGCAGGACAGGACGGTTCCTACACCCCTGCCGTTGCCATTAGACTTCTTCTCCCAAAGGATAGGAGCGTTGTCTTGAAATTTCAGATATTCGCAGAACTTCTTAAGCTCCTCGTTGTATTTTGCGGAATCCGTTAAGAGTAGCAAGAACGCCTGGGAGTCGATGTCGTTAGCCTTGATCGAAAGCATTTCGCGCAGGTCATAGGTCGAAAGGATTCGACAGGCCAGGACTAGGTCTTGTGGCGACATCACTTTGTTGGTGAAAATCGCCGGAGACTCAATCTCCGTTAGGATCAGCGTATGCCTAAGGCAGATAGGTTTAAGCTTACGACCACAGACCTCCATCTCCAAGATGGAAGTCTTGATAGCCTGTGTAAAGCGGTCGTCCAACGGCCGCTATTGCCGTTAGGCAATCTCCTGGTACTTGATTCCTCGGATGGACAACTTACGGTACTCTTGGTTAGAGCCTCGGTCGGTCACTTCCTTGATAATAAAGACAAAACCGCCGTAATTGAGAGTCTGACCGGGTTCAACGGAGTCAAGAACCCTAATGACACCTTCGATGGTAATCTCGTTGCGCTCGTCGTCCAGGCGGTTCGTGATGACACGACCCTGCTCGTCCATCACTTCGACATCGAGGCCAAAGCGGACAGTCCAAGAATCGGATTGCACAACAACCCCGGTGACTTCGTCAAGGGGGCCGAAAACAAGGGCTTCGCCAAATTCAAAAAGAGCCATAGTGGTAGATTATACCACTAGCCGACTGTCAAACCGGGGAGGGTGGGAGTACGGCAACCATCGTATAATTGATAAGGTTACCGTAATTTCTGCTCTTCATACCCTCTTCGTCGGACTCGATCCAGCAAGCGTACATCTTACCCTCGGAGCCATTTGGGTTCCAAAGAGCCTTCAAGGCATTAACATCAGCCATTAGTCCGTGGACATTGCTCACGCGCTGTCGGTGGGTAGCCAAAGTGTCGTCGTCGGCGCTGGAATAGACGAACACATTGATCTTACAGCGGTAGTTTCCCAGCGGGGTAGCCCCTAGGGCAGGGTCGGGCATAGCGGCCTCGCAATAGGCGATTACGAGGGGTACAACGCGAAGCTCCTCGGTGATGCCCTTGTGGACGGTTACCCCGGACAGGTTGGCAGCGAGGTACGCTGAAAGCTTGTCTTCGATGATGGAACGGATGATGGCGCTCATTGGATTTCAAAGCCTCTGCCGACATTGTAGTGGCTGGCAATATGATAAAGTAGGTTGGCGTTGTTTGAGGCAACAAGTTTATTATAAATCTCGACCCGCATAGAGTATGCTCGGTGGTTAAGGGCATACCTGTATCCGTCCTTGGTAGCCCTATGGAGACCCTGCACCTTGTTTCCTACGGTAACGGAAGGAAGCGTGGAATTGCCTAGCCTATTGTCCAGGACACCAGTACCCCATTGGTTTCCGATGATCCATTGACCAACCCCCTTCATCGACCCCAGTTGGCTACCAGCCGTGTACCAGCCGGCCTTGAGGCGACCGACGTGGGCTTCTACCCTCTTGGAGTAGGCGCTGACCATCTTGCCGTCATCATCCACGACGTAGCGCTGACCATAAGTAATGGCAGCCTCCATATTATCGAAGTATCCGGCTGTATGGTCTCCGCCACGAACACGCTTATGGACATCGGCCACCCTGCCTCCGTAGTAGGTGGAAAGGTCTACCAGACTACCACTCAAGACAGCCCCCTGCTGGGCAAACTCCCATTCTTGGAACCTTCTCCAAAGCGTAGTGCCTTCGGAGCTGTAAGGGTGGACGAGTAGCCAGTCCGGCAACTTAGGGTCAGAAAGGGTCTTTCTAGCCCTCAACCAGGCGTGGAACACACCTTCATTGCCAAACTGTAGGATCTCCCCGGCGCTGACATAACGGAGGGGCAGGAATAGAGAAGTAATCTGGGACTTTACGCGACGCTGACCAGACTGCTTGGCAGCATTGGATTTTCCGTCCATACCCATTCCTCCAGACCACGGCATAGTGTAGTCCAGCATATCCCAGCAGAATAGCCTTGCTTGCTTCTTGAGGAGCTTGGCAGCGTTTCCACCCATAGCAGTAATGTACGCGCCAAGGTGCTGGCGGAACTCCTGCATATTGACGACGACACCCTTTTTGACCCGGATGAATCCTTTGGGGGTGTTCATTGCACCTTGGTCTGAACCCTAGCGACAAGCCACGCCGAAGGAGGCCTGTTGGCTAGAGCGACGATTCGGTATTCTTGACCGTCGTAGATCACGATGTTCCCGAAGGCGAACAGACCCGGCTGGGCTGCGGCGTGGGTTCGTAGGATCTTTACCTCAAAGGTGGTCTGGTTGAGGAAGCCACCAGTCTCCATATCCTGGAGAACCATAGGAGTCGTCACTTGAGCCTTAAAGGTAACAGGAGTGCCTCCGGGGACGGCTTTAATCTGAATATCCTTACCAATCTCGTTGAGAACGGATAGGGCATCAGCCGTGAATTCATCCCAGATGGACATACCTATTGCCTATGGTCAAAAGAAGAGGCCCACCACTTGTGTGGTGAGCCTCTCTGCATTGGCGCGTCGAGGGGTGGACTTCACCCCTCTGAAAATTACGCGAAGGTGATCTTCTGGAGCGCGTCCGGGTTGCCCTTGCCAGAACCGATGAGCCAGTTGGCGGAGAGCTTGTGGAGACCAGCCGACCAGTCGTACCAGTAGCGGAGAGCGTAGGAGAACTGGCTGTCCGGGTCGGTCACGATGGTCTGTTCGCCACCACCAGTCGTGGGGGCAGCAGGAACGCGGGTCACGACGACGAGACCTTCCTTGCAGGAGACCACGCCGTTGAGGCCGGCTTCAAGACCAGCAGCGTCGAAGCCGTTGTACTCGTAGAAGTCGATGCCGTGGATCATACCGAGGCGGTTGCCACGGATGACGTCGGAAGTACCGATGGAGAACGCCTGGGCGATCACCGGGTCGGAGATGAGCTGCTGGTAGGCGTCGGGGGAGACGAGGGCAGCGCGACCTTCCTGCGGGAGGTTGGCGAGCGTAAGGCTCTTGGCGATGTTGGAGACGGCGATACGGTTGAAGCCGGACTGAGCGCCATCGTAACCGGCCTCGAAATCGCCATCGACCTTGGTGAGAACCTGGTCGAAGAGGGACTTGACGACGGCGTTAGCCATCGGAGCCATAAAGAGGCGACGGAGGCGTTCGAGCGACAGGGTAGCCACTTCGTAGTCGGTGAAAGCGACGGTGACGTGCTTCTGGTCGACGAGGGTCACCGGGACATCCGTCGAGACGGCGTCGGATTCGACGAAGCCAGTCGCGCGGTTGTAGTTCTGGGCGGTGAACTTCCCGGCGTAGCGGGTGTGAACGGTCGTACCGCGCTCGGCGACATAAGCGCCGAAGTCGGTAACCGCGATTTTGGTCAGAGGAGCGAGCTGCGGAACGAGCGTCCGCAGGGACTCTTCAGCCACGAGCTGGAGGGTCAAGCCTCCGATAGCGTTAGACATAGTAGTGTTTTAGGGTTTGAGGTGGAAAGATTAGCGAAGACCAGCGAGGCGCATCAGAGCGCTCTTGTTGAGGTCGTAGAACTTCTGGGCGGCCTTGGCATCGGACTTCTTGAGGACAGCCCACTCTTGGGCGATTTCTTCGTCCGTCTTGCTGGAGGCAGACGCTTCGATGGGGGCGACTTCGACAGGATCAACGCCGACAGAGGCAGCAATCTTGGCGGCCTTTTTGCCAGCCGTTTCAAACGAAGCTTCCAGGGCGAGGTACTTCTTGCCGGCCTCGGCAAGGGCGGTTTCGAGTTCGGTGACCTTGGCAGCCATCTTCTCGATAGCCGAAACGGAGTCGGCGAGCTTGGAGGCAAACTCGGTCAGTTCGGCTTCCTTCGACTCAAGGGCTTCCTTGGTCTTGGTAAGTTCGACGGACGAGGCTTCAGCTTCAGCGGCCTTCCCGGTGAAGGCTTCCTTGAGCGAATTAAGGCGTTCTTCGATGGTCATAGCGGTTATTGCAGTTAGCCGGGTGTCAAACGACGTACTCTGACAAGATGTCTTCCATACCGCTCACAACCCCGGTAACGAAGCCCTTTTCAGCGGCCTTTTTCCCCACGAAGGACTGACCTTCCATATCCTCGTCCTTGACGTACTTTCGGACGGATTTAACGGTCTCCTTGAAGGTCTTGTGGGTTTCATCGACATCATCCTGGAGGTACTTGCGCTGATCGTCCGAGAGGCTAGTGCCTTCCATCCCGATAGCCTTGTACTTGCCGGACTTAATAACCTCCATCTTGACGCCGTCCATCGCGTAGGCTTCGGACACATCGGGGAAGGCCATATAGACTCCGACCGAACCGATTTCTGCGGATTTGGTGATATTGAAGCGCTTGGCTTGCGAGCCAAGGTAATAGGCAGCGGAAAGACAGGCTTTCTCGCAGTATGATTCACAGTACTTCGGCATCGTGCGGATCTTCTCAGCCAGCTCGTCGAGACCGTCGGTGCTACCGCCGGGGGAATCGAAGTCCAAGACCACTTTCTCGACCGTGTGGTTGGCAAGCGCCTCGTCGATATTGGCGGAGATGTCTTCGACGTCCACGCCATTGCACATCTTCTCGATGTCCGATAGTCCGCGTCCAATGACACCCTTGACCGGGATGACGGCGGTCTTGCCGACAATCTCCATCTTGGGCTGTTCGCCAAACATCATCTTTAGGATTTCGGAGACCTCGGAGGCCTTGGTGTCCGTGGTGACCTCAAGCGCCTGGAAGCGGTCGATGTGGGACTTGGCAATAGATGGGTGGATCATCAGAGGCCGCCCGGTCTTCATCGCTTTGATAAGGTGTCGCATATGGTATAAAAAATAAAAAATAAAACTGGTTACCCCTGCGGGTCTTCCAGTTCGTCGGATTCGGCGTCGTCCTTCTCGGTCTGGGTCTCTGCGGACACGTCTGCGCTGGACTTCTCGTCCAGGTCTTCGTCCACATCGACTTCATCGACTTCCGCTTCCTTGGGTTCTTCCCCGGTGATATCCTGTAGCGCCACATTCGTGGGCTTGATAATCATCCAGAGCGGAACATCGTATTCCTCCGCCATATCCTTCATCAGTTTGGCTTCAATGGCTCGACGGCGAACCATCGTGGAGAAGTGTTCACCCTCTTCCAGGCAGTTGTCGCCAATGGTCTTGAGACCAAACTCGATATCGGCACGGTTCTGGGCAGCATCACGGCCGGCATCGACGGTGACGGACTTAGGAGTAGTCCAGAGAACCTTGTGCCAATGTTCGCAGGAACGAGCGTTAGTGCAGTTGATGGCATCGCCGATCACATAACCCCAGACAGGGGTGAGCAATCGATTCATCAGCACGGACTGGAAATGGGCGAATTTGCGCGCTGCCTTTGCGACGATGAGACGCATCGAAGCACCGCCGGCCTTCGCCGGATCGTGGACGAATTCGTAAGGAAGGATGCCAGCCAAGGAATCTCGGATAAGATGCTCCATAAATCCGTTGAACGTCGGATTAGGGCGGTTGGACATAAAGGACTCCAGTTTCTCGCCGGGGGCGAGCGCTAGAATCTTACCGCCAATAAAGGTCGAAGCCTCGTCCGGGTTGGTAACGCCATCATTCCACGACTGTGGCTTCATACCAAAAGCCTCAAAGTCAGACTGTGCGCCGTCGAACTGGGCAGTCTCTCTCGTAAGGGTGCGAACGATGTCGCTATTCATCTTTACGGCAAACTTCTCCAGGCTGATGATTTCCAGCATATCAACGATGTTGTTGATCGAGTGCTGGAGGGGGCTGTAAGCGCGAGCGCCGGAAGCGACTTCCGGCTCAAAGATATGCAGGACTGCCCCGGCAGGAACACGACGGCTAGAGCCGTCAGAACGAAGGATATTGTACCATTCCGGCTTTCCGTACTTTCCAAACTTAATGCCGTCGGTCTCGTCGGGAGGAGGAGCGCCACTCTGCGCGCTGGACACTCGGTGGGCTTCGATGATTTGGAGCTTGGGAGATCCAGCCTGGTCTCGCGTCTTGATGATGAAGCATTCGCCGTCACGGTAGACGAGGCGGGTTACGATATGCTGAAGTTCGTAGAAATTGAAACGCCCGGTGATGTCACAGGGGTTAGTAGCCCACTCGTCAAAGTAATCTTCGTATTCCTTGTCTAGATGGGACGAGCCTGTACGAGCCGTAGCCTTGATGCCACCTC